TAAGTTCAGATTCAGTCCTGTCCTGTCTTTGTTTATGACTTTCTAAGCAGTCAAGATAATCCAGTACCAGTAAATCAAACTTGAATCCCCACTTCTTCTGATAACTGAGCATCCAGTTCTTGACATCTTTCATTGTTGTGTCTTCCTGACTGAACCTCTTAATAATAAGTCTACCCTTACCTTCTAATTTTTTAACCTTTTCGTTTACAATTTCTTTAACTCTAGCATTTTCATCGTCATCATCAATCTTACTAAGTGCAGATTTTGCCCAAATCGTATAATGTTTACGTTTAATCTGGTCTTTAGTGTCCTCGAAAATAATTTGAGCAACATTGTGTTCTTGTTCATACGCAGTATTGGCTATGATTGTAAGCGCAGTTGTCTTACCAACTCCTGACGGTGTTAGAATCACACCGATTTCACCACGACCTAAACCACCACCAGTTAATTCATCAATAACTTCGATACCTGTTGGGATTGTTTGTCTGAATTCTTTTCTTAGTGCTTTGTTAACACCTTCGATAAGTGATTCCGAATCATCATCATCTTCACCAATATGACTGATTTTCTGAAATCGTTCTTCGATTCCAGCAATAACATATTTACTTTTTATTTCACCACTTTTTACTTTCTCAAGAACAAATTCAGCACTTTTGCGATATTCTTGTTGTTTAATAAATTGCTTGGTAGCCTTTTGAACAACATCACCATCATAAAGCATTTGTTTATTAATGATTCTCTCATTCCAAAGTTCAATACGTTTAATTACACCAAAGAGTGATTCCTCTTCTATTGGATTATTCGGGGTCTTATATTTACTAATTGCCTGATGAATACTTTGATTCTGTAGATTTGGAACTTTCTCGAATTCTTTAAAATATTCCAAAATGATGATGAATAACCGTTTCAGGTTAGGGTCATCGAAGTATTCGATTGCTAGGTCAGGTAAAGTTTTTTCTGCGAACTCTGGTTCAACCAGTAACTGCCATATTAGACGTTGTTGAAATTCAGGTCCTAGATACGCTGCAAGCGTATTCTCGGTTTTTTCTATCATTGTATTAAAAATATTTTGGTAAAGGAGTCAGGAGTTTTCCAACTCCCGACTCAATAAAGGATTATTTTCTAAGTCCTCGTAATATATATTCTCTTTTACCTATGGGAAGTTCTCTGATTTGACTAATTGTCATACCTTTGAAATTAATTAGGTCGTAATCATCCCACATATTTTTAATGTCGCTCCGTTTGATTTTGTTCTTAATGGTATCTGCGATATCAGTCACAACATACATTATGTCCAGAGATTGTCTAGCAACGGGGTTAAATCCGTCAACATAAAATAATCTCTCAACAATCGGATTGTCGTTTATGTAAAAACCAATTTTACATTCAACACCCCTTATTGTTTTTTCTTCGATATGCTGTACAATTGATTGTGGGTTGTAACGCATATCATTTCGCCATTCTCTGGGATAGAGGTTAATCATCTTCTGATGATACTGGAGTAAATCATATATCTGTTCTTCAAACTCCATATCTTCTTCAAGTGTATCCACTCCAGATACATTCACTCTACCAACTTCAGCTACGACATCGTAACTTCTTTTAGATAAGGTTTTCTGTAATTTAGTAATGGAACGTGGAAGAATGTCTCTAATATCGATAGAGTATCTTGTGAAAGGATTAAATTCATCTGCGTCAAACATTTTTTCGCAGAGTAAAACATCGCCTTGATAAAGTGAAAATCTAAACACATTAACAAATTCCCTCTCTTTTTCCTTTTCGTTCATTTTATTTATATTAAAGGTTAATAAAAAATCTATCACAAATATAGTCAGAATACTTATAAGTTGAAAGGAAAATTATAATTTTCCCTTATTATTTTTACAGTATTCTTTAAGTAAATCTTTTTCATGCATAATTACGGTGTAGAATGGTTCAACATATTGTACAAAATTACCACCATAGACGGTTAGAAACTCGTCAGCATTCATCATTTTGGTTAGATTCTGACTTCCTCGGTCAGCATCATCCAACGGTATTTCAAGTTGTATAAGTTCTTCTTTTGCCTGTTCATTTAACATAGGTTCTCTGAGATTCACTAGCTGAAAATTGGTCTTCAGTCTATCTATATTATTTAAGAGATTAGTAAGTGACATTAAAGGTTTTAATTTCTTCGCTGCTCGTTCCTTTTGTATTTCATCAGCTTTTTGACAAATCTCTCTAACACTTAGTTTCTTAAATTTCAATTCGGGAAATAATTTCACCAGACCATCTTCTTTAATCCCACCAACACCTTTAATATTATCAGCAGGGTCACCACAAATAATTTTTACTGTCAATGCATTAGCATAATGATGATTGAAATGCATCATGTAATTGGTTCTAGTTACTGGTTGATTTATATTAGGAAAGATTATTGTGATATTTAAATCCAATAGTTGTGCGAAATCTCTATCATTTGAATAGATGAAAATCTCTTCTTTATTATTATGTTTCAAACAATATTCAGCGATAATATCATCTGCCTCGGTATCATCAACCTCAATCTGTCTTATGAAAAGTTCTTCAGCATATGCTTGAATACTCTTTCTTTGTTTAAGGATTGATTCTTCTTTTTGTTTTTCTCTACGAAGTTCCGCAGCATTCATCTCGATTTTCTGATGCCATTTTTTTGAAACACGATTAGCTTTATATCCTGAATCTATTCGATATCTCTGGATTCCACCGCCTTCACCATCCCAAACCAGCACGACTTTATTAATCATGTGGTCTTTAATCATCTTTCTAACGGTGGTTAAAAAAGAGTACAGACCACCAATATGTCCGAATTTGGTGGTTTGTACATCTCTTGCTCCGTGAAACGAACGCTTTAAAAGATTTTGACTGTCTACTAAAAGTGTTCTTGTTTTCATTCTTCAGGTTCTTCTACAATCGGTTCGCTTCTCTTAATAATGCTGTCTTCGAACGACACATTTCCATCAGCATCCATTGGTTTGGATTGAAATTCGATATCGTCAGCAGTTAAACTATCGTCTTCGAACTTATTACGGAAATAAAGAATATTTTCTTTCTTATATGCTGCCTCATTTTCCTTATCACCATAAATGAATCCTGTTGGTGTTGAAATAATCTTACCTTCAAGTGAAATACCACCCCATTCACCATCAATGTGATTCTTGGCTATATTAACTTTGTTTTCGAAACCGAAATTCAAGTCACGACTCTTACTGGTCGCAGTTACTCTTCGAGTTCCATGAGTAATGATTCCACCGAAATGATAAATAAGTCTTGCACCAAAGAAGAATGTCTCACCACCTTTGTGTTTAACAACCTTATTCATACTGTCATACCAGATTTTCTGAACGGCAGCAATTGTTGTTGTGTATTCACTATCAATTCTTCTGGTGTTTGGTACGGTGTTATTTAATAAAGACATAAATGCTTTTTCGTATGCACCTGCATTCCACATGTTATTATCACTGGTATCTTTTTCTTGTGCATCAATCGTTTTAATACAATTAAGTGTTCCAATTGAATCGATTGCAATAAAAACATCCGTTGGTAATGCTCCGCTTTTCTGGTCATCAAGGAAATCATAAACAGCCTTTGCCATATCTTCGATTGCTGCTTCTTTTCTATCCTTATTTTGCTTAATTCCGTAATTATCAAGAAGATATTTGTTGTTCACTAAAAGATATTCACTGTTCCAGTCGAATCCCATTTTTGTTAAACGAACATTACCCTCATCGATATTATTTTCGGTATCAATGATAATTGGAAAATCGCCCATTTTCTGAGCATTAACAATCGAACGCATTAAAGCTGTTGATTTACCTGTATTGCTGTATCCACGGAAAAGTGTAACGTATCCTTTGGGTACACCGGGCATGCCTGTTGCTTCTCTCAATCCCTCGTCAATGGGAATCCAAATCAATTTTTTTGATGCAACTGGAGTTGCTCCCTTTTTCTTTCTATAATCATCAAGACTAAAATTCTTTTTAGGTGTTGGTTTTCGCACAGCATTGCTGGGCACATCAACTATTTTTTTCTTTGCCATAACTTAATTTTTGATTTAGCTTAAAAAGGGGAGACATAATCTCCCCTTTGTTAAACCTTGTAATTTTTAGAACGGTAGGTCGTCATAGTCAGCATCACTAGGAACATCCTCGTCATCACTTGAATCCTCTACAACTGGTGCAGCAGGAGTCGCATTAACTACTGGTGTTACTGGTGCTGGTGTCTCAACCACTGGTGCTGCTTCGGCTACAGGTGCAGGTGCTGCTTCAGCAGCAACTTCCTTACCAACGTCACTTGCATCATCTTCGAACTTACCAACCTTTTCAGGGGTAATGTTACTAATGGTTACACGTGGGACTTCCTCTGTCATTAAATCACTCGCCTGTTCAAAATTTTCTTCATCACTGTCGAGATTCATAGTACGAGTATTGGCTTTTTCCTGTAAGTCTGGACGACCGGGGAATACCCAATGCTTGTTCGTTTGGTCAGTATCTTCCCAATAAGGATTGACACCACCAGCAACCATTTCGAGAAACTCGTATGGTGTGATATGTGGTGCTTTCTTAGGTAGGAAGACATCTCTCCATGTAGTGTCATCATCAACCCAAGCCTTCATAACTTGTGGGTCTTGATGAAGTTTTGATTTACCTCTGGCAGTAATAGCAGAAATTGCTTTGTACACGTGACCATTGAACTCACTATCAGTCATTGTAAGACTTAAGTCAGTACCAGTCTCGGCACTAGAGAAATCAGCTTCTTGAAGGTCTACATAATCCTGTAGGATTGGAAGTAGCTTATCAAGAGTTCCCTGATTTTTGTAGTTGTGTTTGAATCTCCAGAATTTCACACCATCTTTTTCTTGACCTTTGTCAATACCACGAACAATGTAGAATTTTTTAGCTTCCCATTTAATGGCTTCCTTGTAAATTTCATCGTTTTTTGCTTTGACCTTTAATTGGAACTCGTTCATGTTATCCTTCTTGATGAATTTAATGGAAGGGTCTTGTTTTGCAAGCCATTCTTTATTCCTTGCACATAAAGGACAAGGAGCGGGTATCATTATTGGATTACCACTGGTATCCAACATTGGTTGCCCATTTCCATCAAGTTTTGGTACTCTAGGGTCGTTGTGAGCAGGACAGTAAATAACTGTGCCGTGCTTCTTCTTTCCACCAGCCACAGTAGTAGTAACAACATGGAAGAATGCTTCTTCTATGTAGTCTCTGCCATCTTTAGGGGGGAGGATTCTGAAAGTCTCTTTAGCATTTCGAGGAACGAAATACCTTTTTAAGAGGTCTTCACGTGATTTTTTGTTTGTTGATTGTGTTTGTTTCTTTTGATAGTCGGCAAACATGCCTTTCAGTTTTGACAGGTCTTGCCCTGTCTGCGCTTGGTTTTCCATTTCAATAAATTTTTCAGTAATGTTATTTTTCAATTATAAATAATGCTACAAATATAGCCTTCATTTCACATAAATACAAGGGTTTTTAAAAAAAATCGTAAGTTTTTTTATTAAATTGATAATAAATTGTTAGAAACGACAGTGAACGTCAAAGTTTGTTTATTTTCGTAGTAATCACCGTTTTTCATTCTAATCTGTAATTTATAATCTTGCGGAATTAACCATGATGTATCGATATTGAAATCGTATCCACTACTAGTTCTATTAACTTTTGTGAATGGGATAACATCAATTTCATATTTACTTCCAGCAGTTGTGAATATTCTGTATTCAAGTTCTAAAGGTACGAATTTATTTTGATTCGGATACAGTTCTTTTATAGTTAATTTAACTTTTTTCACATTACCAGCAGTAAGTTTCTCTTTTTCACCGATTCCCCAGAAATAAAAGAAGTAATTATCGAATTCGATTCCCATTGGTTGGTCGAAACTATAGTATTTGTTTTTTGAAATTAAAAGAAATTGATTTATGTGTTGACTTTCTCTACCATTAATTATTAAATTCCATTCATCTCTAAACATCACAGCATCTGGATATGTATCTGAATCAACATTTAAACTGATTTTATACACACCTTTACTTACATTTACAATAGAAGCACCAG